TCTTTACCGTGCCGAGAGAAACCGCCGCATCAGAAACGAGTTCACCGGGTTCAATTATGAAGAGCTGGCGATTAAATACCGGCTGAAGCGGTTGCAGGTCAGAAGGACAATTCAGGGGGTGAAGAATGGGATTCATCGGGTCGATTAGTCAATTGAGAAAGAGCGATTACAATCAAGCGTTTACCAGCTACACCGCCGTTAAGTGTTTGAATTAAAACAGTGTCGGATTGTATTTTCTAACAAACTCATCCATATCATCAACGGCAAGGGGTACAAAAACAATGTCGGCATCTGGACAGGCAAGAATCACAGCATCCGTCTGGTCAATACGAGTGATTGCCAGCAGCATGACACCTTTAAAAGATCTCGGGGAATCCTTGCGCGTGAACAAATGGATGGATTCGGTGTTCTGTTTGATTACCTTGTTTTTTATCAGTGCATCAACGCCCTTATCGCCAATCTGGTCACTGATAATACCGTGCAGATTGGTAATGTCTGGAACAACAACAGCCATTTGTGTATAGCTGTTTGATTGCATCAGCCCGATACATTTGATAAAAGCCTTGGCAACTGCCGCTTCACCTGGTTCAGTGTAGTAATACATAATATCTTCCTTTTAAGGAGCCTCAAAATGGTAAAAATTTCAAAAAGAGAGAAAAAAAGAACCCGGAAACTGGGAGTTTTAAAGAAAACCGCCCACTCTGTAGCCGAGTCATTTCGCGGCTCCAGAATGGATATTTACACCGCGCTACTGAATGCGGTCGCGGAAATAAAAAAAGCCGAGGAAGCCGCAAAAGAGTATGACAAACGCCCCAGACACCCTACCGGGCTTATTGATGAATACTTCCCAGGCTGGCAGAATCAAAACAAAAGAAAGCCGTCGTCACACGGTTTATAAATCTCTTTTACTTTGTATACAAACCGCAAACCATTGTCTATAGATTTGTCTACAGAGATCGAAACAGAGACGACGGCGTAAAATTGCGCCGTCGTCATGACAGCTGATTTTTCAGCCGTCGTCAGCTGAGCTCAATTTTGAGCCCGGCTGAAATCTCAGCTCGCCTGACCTGCACATTTCCTATTGACAAACAAAAACCGCCTGGTGTACGGTTGCTCTAACATTTTTGAACCTGCGTGAAAACAGGGAAGAAAACAAGCGCAACCGCACCGGGGATTTTTCAACGGGTAATGCGGGATTTTTATTGCCCGGCATCCAAGGAATGCTGGGGAGTGGTTGGAAATATATTGAATACCAACCGCAGCTTTCTTGTTTTCGCTGTTTTCACGCTCCCCAGCACTGATAGCCTCAGTGACTATTGTGAAAAATAGAAAACAAGGAGACACACCATGCAAACCCACCAAGAAACCGCTTTAGTAACACTCTTCGATGGAAATCCCGTCACAAATACCATGATTTTAGCCGAAGGAACTGGCGTTCAGCATAAGAATATCATCGGTTTGGTGCGAAAATACGTTGATGACCTGTCAGAATTCGGCTTGGTCGCGTTTCAAACGCGACCAAGATTGAGAGGAGAGCATGGTGGTGGTGATGTTGAATTCGCCAACCTCAACGAACCACAATCCGCCCTCATCATGACATATATGAGTAACACCCCCGTTATTCGTGAATTCAAAATGCGGCTTATCGCTGCTTTCTTCGAGCTGGCCGCCGGTCGCACCCTTGCCATTCAGAACACCTCCCAGAATCCCGTTCAAACCAGAGTCAGCGTCAATACCTCCGATCTTGTACGCGAAGCCAACAAAGGCAACCGCTTTGCACAACGCCTGCTGCATCACCTGACAGGGATGAAGGTTGACGACATTGCCGCCGAGATAGAACACAAGCTGGTTGTGGAAGATTTCAAGCAGGCAGAGCTGGCGGCAAACTATCTTGACTTGTTAATAAATTCCGATGCCGGAAAATACGGCATAACAGTAGGCATCAGCGAAAGCGGTAATCCGTATGTGCAGGGACTTACAACACAGTTCTTTAACGTCTTCAAAATCCTTGGCAAACTCCATGGTTTGCCGATGCTGTCAAAAAGCGTCAACAGCTTTGGAGTTATATTGAGCAAGGAAGCGGCTGGTCTGGAGTTCTACGGCTGGCGTCGAAGCATGGGGAAGAAGATTAATGGTATGCGCTTCTTCCGTTTTGAATGCATTGGGGGTGCCGCATGAAGTTATATAAAACATTTGCTGAATGGTTCAAGAATCGTGATGACTTTTATTTTAGTGAGCAAGAGGAGACAGAGGCCTGTTGGGAAGCTGCTACACTGGCAGAAAGAAACCGATGTGCGGAAATTGTAGAGAAATATGCCGGATGTGACAAAGCAGTTGAAGAAATCCGCCTGTCAGGGGGTGCCGCATGAAATACAACATCTATCAAGCCGGTGTCGGCTTCTTTGGCCAAGTGCCCGAATTTCTCCCTGAGTTGACCGCCGAAGGGTACAAAGACCGGGGCTACGAACTTTCAGACAACCTCATCGGCAACGAATCCGATAAATATCAGGTGCGTGTGTACCGCAACTTTCAGGCAGAGTTCCAGTTTCTTGTCGATGTCGGCAACAACTACACCGGTGACACAAACATCGTCGTATGCGCCACCTTTGGCGACTATCTGGCCTTTGTGAAGGAATATCTGCCGGTTTTCACGTCACTGTGGCGGCTGTCCGACTTCATGAATTACCCCGAAAGCTTCCCGCGAGGTGATCTATGAAACAGATCATCAACGATATCAGATGGCGGATGCTGAAACGCTGGCTGCGTAACCGTGCGGTAAAACGTGCCGTGAATATGGCGATTTGGGGAGGTGTGGCATGAAGAAACCCACCGCTACAGCAACCCCGGCAAAGGTTCTGCCCTTCATACCGAAACCAGCAGCCGAATCCCTGCAAATGGTAGAGGTTGATTCCCGTCTAATTGAGGGCGTTAACCACTTTTACCGCCGCTTCGGTAAAATGCTTGTTGAACTTAACGAATGCAAAAGCATCGGAGGTGCGGCATGAAAAAGCCCGCCGCTAAAATCCTTCAGTTCAAGTCAAGGCAGCAAGAAGAGGCTCCGCACACGGTGCTTGTTGATTCCCGTTGGATCGATCAGGTAAACCTGCATTATGACCTGATCGGGCTGTTCCTCTCGCACATCAACGAGGGGGCAATACCACGGGAGATACAACATGAAAACTAAAAAGAAAAACCTCATACAAACGCTTGCCCACGATGCCGCCCGCGATATTGCCGTGCTTCGTGATTTCGTCTACCAAGTCCCGGCGTTGAAACAGAATCAGCAGTATCTCAGCACCCTCTTCACCGGGATAGAGTGCCGTATTGCATCCATCAACTATCAGATTGTGAAAGGGGTAGAGATATGAATGGGAAACGGCGGGGCTTATCACCCCGTCTTTTCAGTTCATTGGCATAAAACAGCACCGGCAACCAGGATGCCGTTCATATCCAACCCGAGGGGCTTGGTCTATGGGGTAAACTTTGGGGATTTTCCGACATGCAGCGCAAGAATGAGAGCAGGTATCAAGTTTGACGCGAGTGGTTCCGTCCGCTTTCCAGCTTTGTAGCCTGGTGGTTTCCTGCGCCAGAGCCATGATGGTCATCACGTATACTGTCTTTTGCGACTGGTCAAAAGCATCAGGCTTGCGCCTCATTCGCTTTATTTTCTCCAGCCACTCATCATATTCCGCCCACTTGAAGCGGTCCGGCAAATATTTGGCTGCGGCGCAGTTCATGGGGTTCTGCCCTTTGGCCGCGCTCTTTGCAATCTCTGCCCGAACCAGCCGCAATGTTTCTTCCGCCAGGTCAACGGTCATCATATCCATCGTGTTCACTTCATCTGCAATCTCTTTATTTGTGGCCTTGCACAACTCAGCAACACGATCTTCCTGTTTTGGTTTCGCCCCATAATCAATGACCGCGCGCGGTTCTGCTACTGCTTTCTTGCCGAATAACCAATCCAGCAGCCCCATAAAACACCCCCTGACTTGGAATGTTCAGAATATACCACAAAAAATAAACATAAGTGCTTATTTTATTATTGACATCATAAGCACAAATGTTTATATTCTTACTTATGAACAGCAAAGAACTGAAAAGATGGTTGGCCGATAAGGGATGCACCTTCGAGACAAAGAAAGGTGGCGGCGGTCACTTGATCGTCAAGCTGAATGACAAGATCACCGACCTTCCGATGCACGGCCACGGAAAAGAACTTGGAACCGGTCTCGTCAACGCCATCAAGAAAGCCCTCGGGCTGAAATAAGGAGGTAAACACCATGCTCGCATATCCCGTCACACTGACACCAGACGATAACGACACACTTCTGGTCACATTTGCCGACATACCGGAGGCCATCACCTACGGCGAAACCAAGGAAGAGGCCTTAGTGTATGGCCTTGATGCCCTTGAAACCATCCTGGAAGTCTACATGGAACGGAAAATGCCTGTTCCTTATCCTTCCCCGGTCGATGGCCGCCCGGTTGTCATTCTTCCGGTCGTTGTTGCCGGAAAAGTGATATTACACAACACCCTGTTGGAAGCCGGGAAAAGAAAGGCCGATCTTGCCCGTCTGCTCAATCTGTCACCCACTGTGGTTGACCGGCTTCTCTCGCTTCGCCACAAAAGCAAGATCGAACAGATTGAAACCGCCCTGGCTGCATTCGGCAAGCGGCTGGTGGTTGATGTAATGTAACTACGAACCGAAATAGTTTCATCCCCTGCCCAATCAAGACTTTGTAAAATGATATGAAGCCCTCCATGACTCGGAAAGTATCCGGTCAGGAGGGTTTTTTATGTCAACCACCGCACAACTCGTTCAAACCCTGAAAGACAATATCACCCTCAAACTCAATCGCGGCGATACCGGCGTTGCCAAAGACCTGCGCGAACTGCACGACCTTGAAAAGCTGCTTGAAAAAGAAGGTCCCGTAGAAATCCGCGAAGGCGATCCCATCCGTGTCAAACGCTCCTACACCATGACCGAAGCCGCCCGTATGCAGCGCCTCGCAGCCTCCGCGAGATCCACCGGCCCCACTTCCCCGGAAGGCAAAGCGACCTGCTCCAAGAACAACTGGAAGCACGGCAAATATGCACAATCTCGTGTTCTTGGTCTCGGCAAACCGTGCAAGTCCACCTGCGCGGATTACCCCTGCAGCCTGGTTGAAGAGGGCAAGTGCAAGCCCGGAGCGGACTGTCTCGACAAAGAACATCTGCTTGAGGCCTGCCTTGCCATTGAACGTGCTCTGAAAGAGCAGGATTACACTGATTTCCATAGCTTGATGGTAATGGAACTTGGTGAAACCCTCCAGGTTGTGCGCGAACTTCGTGGCGCCATTTTGGAGCACGGCACCGTTGTCGAATCCGCTCGCGTGGACAAAAACGGCAATGTCATCGGTTATGACCTGAAACCACATCCCGCACTGCTTGCCCTGCCAAACCTCATGAAGAATCTCGGTATCAGCTTCACTGATTTCATGATGACCCCCGCAGCGATCGAGCGGAAGAAATCCGACGAAGGCGCAGTGGCAACCATTGCCGACATCTTCAAGAGTGCCGGCAATGCCTTGGCGCAAGCGAAGAAGAAGGAACCCGCTGAATGATGCTGCCACTCGATCATATTGCCGACCTCGGCAAAACGATCATCGTCCCGAATGAGATTTTTGAGAAAACTCTCAAGGAGCTTGACTGGACGTGGCACCAGGCCGCCCGTGGCGAGTTTCCTGCACCATTTACTTCCCTGGAACAGTTCCAGATGGCAATCATCTGTGCCGATCCGGTCTTGTGGTGTGCCGCTTTCCTGCGTAATCCGGACGATCCTGACCGCCCCTGGACATATTGGGATTATCAAGAGGAAAGCATTCGGCACAACGGTAATACCCTGCACGAATGCGGCGCCGAGGTAGGCAAAACCCGCGAGATTATCGGCTTCATCCTTTACAAGGCATTCAATGTCTCGAACGGCTCCGGCCTGGTTACGGCACCAATGACCATTCACCTTATGGAGATAATAGACGCCATTGACGAGCAATTGAACCACAACGCTCTTTTAGGCAAGTCCCTTATCCTTCATCGCAAACAGCCACATCATCACCTCAAGTTCAGTAACGGCTTCAAAGTCGATTTCCGGCCCACCGGACACGACGGTGAAGCGTTGCGCGGTGTCCATGTCTCTACTTTTGCCATGTTTGACGAATCAGCCAAGGCCAAGAACCCGGATATCTTCAAGGAGTTTTGGCGAGCGAGCAAGCCGGGGTGCGTCCACAAGCTCTACAGCACTCCCGATGGTGACAGATCCACGGTCTTTTACCGCCTGTGCCAGAAGGCCGAAGGGAAACTTAAAGCAGTGGATGAAGAAATTTCCGCTGATGCTGGCCTGAAAAACCTCGAATTCCGTAAGTTCCAGTGGAGTAAAGAGTTGATGCCGCCTCCATTCTGGACACCGGAGCGGCGCCGCTTTTATATCGACCAGTACGGCGGCGAGGATTCGCCCGGTTATCAGCAGAACGTTCTCGGAAATTGGGGCGATCCTGAAAACAGCGTCTTTCCCTGGTATCAGTTCCAGCGCCTGCTCCACGATATTCCTGAGTATCGCTGTCTCAAAATCCTGGTTGATGAGAGTCACGCCGAAGTCAGTTTGTATGGTTACGAGTTGGTTGCTCCTGTTGTGGATGGACAGAAGGGCAAACCGGAACCGGTGACGCTGATCGACAGGCGTATCAGCAAGCACGGTTTCGACATCAAGGCCGAAATCAAGCAGTTTTTTGAAGGGCTCCCCGGCCTTTGTTTTGGTGGCGCTGACTTGGGCTTTTCGCAAGATCCGACCGAGATCTACATCAAGCAGGTCTATGGCAAGATTCACCGGCTCATCGCCCGTGTCCAGCTGAAGGGTGTTTCCTACGATCAGCAGGCCGATGCTATTGACGCGCTTGATGACGTTTACGATTCCGGCACATGCAAGATGGGATGGGGCCTTGACTTCGGTAACGCCGGTTCCGCCGTTGTCCATATTCTTCAGGGCCAAGATATCTACGCCGGCAAGGAATATGAAGGACGTTTGACCGGCTACCAGTTCGGCGCCGCTTATGATGCCGTCAGCGAAGACGGTGAAGCGATTATCGACAAAAAGAGCAACAAGCCGGTGCGTCTCTCGGCCAAGGAGCTGTCAACCGACCTCCTGACAACCAAGATGCAGCGTCAAGAGCTGCACTATCCGTATGACCCGGACATTATGCTGTACTACCCCAACCACACCTTCAGGAACGGCAGCACCCGCAGGATTTTCAAGGATCTTGACGATCACGTCATTGATGCTGACCGCGTGCTGACCTTGCGGGTAGTGCTACCCGGTGAAGGACAAGAGGATCTATTCGCATGAAAATATTCGGCTTAGAGATAAAACGGAAACAGCGTGTTTCAGGCTCTTCCGCTCAGGAATCAGGCGTCCAGCTCCGGCCAACCGACGGACAGGGACCATACACCAAATATTTCAGCCAGTTTGTCCCGCGCAAGCATGATCCCAAGTTTTTTGAATTCCTTGTCGAGAGCATTCCGGTGTGCGCCGCCGCGATTAAAAAGCTGACAACGCTTGACGGGGTTCCGATCATAACCGGCAACAACGAGAAACTGGTTGAGGAAATCAAGGAATGGATGCAGCACGTACCGGTAAACGACATGCAGAAAGGATTGCAGGCGTTCCACCAGGGACTTTCCCGAGAGGCATTTGAGCAGGGCTTCGGCCTGGGTGAATATATCACCAACAAGCAGCGCAACGACATAATAGGCTTGCGCGTTGGCGATTCCAAATACATCAAGTTCAGCCGTGACGAGACCGGCATGAGGATCTATCAAAAGTCGGATAACGACCTGATGGAGCGTGAGCTGAATCAAGAAAACCTGATGTACTTCAGTATCGACAACGAGAATCAGAACCCATACGGCACCCCTACCCTACGCGGTTGCGAGTTTGTCACCAAGATCATGACCACGATCTATAACGCCACCATGAACAATTGGGAGCGGTTCGGGGATCCGTCGTATTCAGTTATCTATAAAACCAGCAAGAAAGACGGAACCGACCTTGCCGAACGTCGCAAGGCAATTGCCGACGAGCTTGACGCCGCAGTACGCGCAAAGCGTCAGGGCAAATCAGCGGATTTCGTACGCGCCATCGACATCAACAGTGAATTGAATTTGTCGATTATCGGTGCTGACGGCCAGCTGCTCGATATGCAGGTTCCGATGCAGCAGATTGTGCAGGATATCTGCGGCGTGACCGGCTTGCCGGCATGGATGCTCGGCTACAGCTTCAGTACAACCGAGCGCCGCGCCAACTTCGAGGCGGAGATGGTGCTGGCCGATGTCTCCGTGCGTCAGACTGCAAAAACCCCTCACTTCGAGAGACTGATAACTACCATGCTCCGTTTGCGCGGCCGGACCTGGAAACAGGGTGACTGGCAGCTTGAGTGGAAACAGGTCAATCTACATGACATAGTTGCCCAGGCCCAGGCCGGCTTCCTTAATGCCCAGGCTGAAATGATGAAGGGGCAGGCACTCCCAACAGAAAAAAAACCGCCGCAGGCACCATCCGCCCCGCCTAAAAAATCAGCGTATGGATATAATCACGACCATATTCCCGGCGTCACGAAAATGGTTCACGGAAACAAGGAAACCCGCCCCTTCCCGTGGCCGGAACTTGACCAGGTAGAGTCCGGCTACGAGACGCGTCTTAAAAACGATTGGCAAGATTTTGCAGTAAAACTCTTCACTATCTGCGGACTGGACCCGGCGAGTATTGCCCTCGGTTTTTCCAAAGCTCCCGGTGATGAGGCATTCACTTTTTCTGAAGAGCAGCGCGCCCAGATCCTCAAGGAGATGGAAAGCCTTATCGGGACATATCATTTCGATGACCCTGATTCTCCGCTCCTGATGTATTACGGCGAATCGTACAGCCTCGGCCTGATACAGGCCGCCCACTTGGTCGGGGAAACCCGTCCTATTCTGGATATCATCAAGAATCGGGAAATATACGACGAGCTGGTTGCCAACGGATTCCAGCTGCTCAAGGACAATATAACCCGTGCCATTCAGGACAGAATAGTCGCTGAAATGGAGGCGCACACAATCGCGGGGACAAACCCGCTGAATGTGGCGGAACGGCTTAATAAGTTATTCGGAGACCAGAACAGCAGTTGGGAGCGTTTGGCGCGGACAGAAATGGCCGCCGCCGCCGAAAGAGCCAAAACAGACGAATGGAAGGCTTGGAAAGTAGAAAAAGTTGATTTCGTGCCTGCGCCGGATGCCTGTCCGATCTGCACCGCATTGCAGGGAGAATATAAAATCGAAGAGTGTCCGGTGATCCCGGTACACCCGCGCTGTAGATGTTCAAAAAGACCAGCAAAAAGTGAGACGGCATAGCCTCACATCAAAAAGGAGGAGTACATGAGCAAAGCAATCTTTGATGATTTCCAAGGACCGAACAATTCCCCGGCAAACTTCCCGTTCGGTTTCAAGACAGGGACAGCAGGAAGTAACATTAACAATATCGGCATAGCTGGCGGCCAGGGTTTCGGCGTCGGGATCTGTCCCGGTCCTCTTCCAGCCGGCATGGCAAAACTTCAAGGCACCGATGATCCAGCTTCAGACAATTACGGGAATTATCTCTACTCTGACGGTTCAGTAATGGTCTGGGTTCCGGCATTCTTCTACAAATATGGCACCGGAGCAAACGGGCTTGCGATAAACGCGGTCAGCATCAAATCTTTTGCGGATTATGCCACCATCGCCACAGCCAACGCCGCAGGTTACGCCCTTCACCGCGCTTTCTATGACGGCGGAGCGGTTCAACCGGGAGTGTTTGTTGACAAGTTCCTTTGCTCCAATAATGGCGGCGTCGCTTCCAGTATTAAAAAGGGAATAGTCCTATCCAGCGCACAGCGCGGCACGCTTACAACCGCCATGTTTTCCGCGCTGAATGGCGCGCCGTCAAATGCCCACCACGGTGCTTTGCTTGCCGCCAGGACCCGCGGGGCAAATTTCTTTTGTAATACTCGCTTCATCTTTTCCGCTTTAGCCCTGCTGTCATACGCCCACGCGCAAGCCAGCACCAATACGACCTTTTGCGGCTGGTATCACGCCACATACAATTTTCCGAAGGGCAACAATAACAACGCTCTTGGAGATACCAACGATGCCGCAATACTGTATGTAAACGACGGTAACGGCACTTATAATTGTGGAAAAACCGGCAGTGCTAACTTTTTCTCACGCACTACACATAACGGCCAAAACTGCGGTGTAGCTGATCAGAACGGGCTTGTATATGAAATCAATCCCGGCCTTACCTCCAACGGGGTAAATATCTACGTCCTCAAAACATCCGCACAAGCAAAGGCGTTGACCAACGGCAACACCCTGGCAACCGACCTTTGGGGAGCTGTTGGCATCGCCGCCCTCTACGATGATCTCGGCACAACGTATGGGCCTCTCTGGGCAACCGGCGCAAATCGCACAACCTATTTTGGCAGTGCTAACCAGGTTTTCAGCGAGGCAACGGACGGTTTGCCGTGGAACACGGCAGGTTGTGGCATTCCGCTGGCGAATGGCGTAGGCGGAACAAACCCCTTCGGCTCCGACTTTCTTTACGACTACAAGCCAAACGACATGTGTCCGATTTCGGGCGGCACTTGGAACGCTGGTTCTAACGCGGGTGTCTGGGCGTTCACTCTGACCTATGTGCGGGGCGACTCCAGCAACGCTGTGGGGTTCCGCTCCGCCTTGTATTTGTAAAAACGTCAGGGTGACGCGATAGCGCTCACCCCTTTAGGGAGACACCGTGGGTTTTCACTCGGAAGCGGAACATTGGGGCTTGACACATGCTGACATGCCGTTTTGCATCCCGTCTTCAGGCCATCTTTGCCACTCCTTCAATCACAAAATCCTCGACGTAGCAAAAACTACGTCTGCGGTTTTGCTCAATCAGGGGCGTCAAATCTGACCCAAATCCGGGCGCAAAACCTGGCATATCAACATCTGCCAAGCCCCCTCGAAAATTCGTAGAAACGGCAAAATTGATGAACGTGTAACCAACAAAACCATAAAGGAGAAAAACGAATGATCTACTCGTACCGAAAACACATTGATGCCCTGCGTACCGTTGAAATCGCCCTCCCGTACGATGAAGCAAATCACCAGCGCATCGGAACGGAACTGGCCACCATCAACGGTGTAACCTTCGTGCATGTACCGGATACCGCACAGCTACCGGCACAACCGGCGGAGATAACTGTTGAAGCCGTCACGCTGACACCTGCGTTAATTGATGAGATCAAAGCGGCAAGCCCGCACACATGGTTGATTAACGAACAGATCAAGGAGAAGATCCGCGAGAAATACAGCGCGGAAGATGAAATGTATTATGCTCGCATCAGCATCGGCGCCATCACCGGGCAGTACACAATGGAGGCGGGTGAGGCGGCAAAAGTTGCGGCATACGGCGTTTATGTTGAAGAAGTCCGGCAGTGGGCGCGTGACCAGCGGGCGGCCCTCGGCCTGTAAATGAAGCTGTATCTCTGGAATATTCTGGGCTGGATTGATTGTGGCCTCAATGTCCTGTTCGGCGGGAGCTACATGGAAACCTGTAGCTCCCGCCTGGGGAGGCATTACGAAACATCGGCAGAAGCCCGCGCAGTTGCCGACGTTATCGACTGGTGGGCGTTCTGGCTGGCCGGAGAAATGAACCACTGTAAATCAAACATCCTGCTTTCGTCGCATTATGAGGGGCGCGAAGTCTGGAAATGAAAAACGATTATTCTAATTGACAACCGCAGTAATTTTCAGTACCGTATCAATCACCTGCTTGAAAACAGGGGAATACATACCGGCAACCACAACCGTTAAACGTGGTATTTTTTTGCCCAGAATTTGAAAGGAGTTCTGGGGAGGGCAGAGAATATATCGAATATCTGCCGCAGCCTTTGTTGGTTCCGCTGTTTTCAACTCCCCAGAACTTTTGTTCTGATCCCATTGAAAAAAAGGAACTACACCATGCAAACATTTCAAGAAAATCCCCTCGTACTATTCTTCGACGGCAATCCCGTAACCACCACTTTTATCCTTGCCGAAGGAACTGACAACCAGCATAAAAATGTCATCAGCATGGTCAAAAAGTATGAAAATGACCTGGCAGAATTCGGACAAGTCACGTTTCAAACGCGACTTAACACCCAAGGCAGCCCCACCGAATACGCCATCCTCAACGAACCACAAGCAGCCCTCCTGATGACCTACATGAGTAACACCCCGATCATCCGTGATTTCAAAAAGCGGCTGATTGCCGCCTTCTTTTCTCTCCGCAGCCAAAGCTTCCACAACAGCATCATCC